CTATGCAAATAATGGTACCATCTGGGGACAGCTTGCCAACTTGACAGATAGCACGGGCAGACCATTGTTCATTCCTGATCTAACCTCCGGCGGAGTAGGCAGAATGTGGGGATTTGCGGTTAAAGCTGATGCGGGCGTAAGCAACGATACGGTTATCATCGGGAACCCCAATAAGGGTTATGTACTGAACACCAACGAGCCTATGAGCCTTGCAACAGAGGAACACGTTAAGACAAGAACAGTTGACTATGCTGCATATACAATCGTAGATGGAGGGCTGCTTGATAACAAAGCGTTTGCACTAATAAAAAAATCCGCCTAACCGTTAGCCCTGAAACAGCCACATTTGACCTCAATACAGGGGGCGATGGTTACGCAGATGTGGTGCTAACGGTTGCTGCCAATGTGGGCAGTGTAACCATAGGTGATGTCTACAACGGAGATACTAAGCTGACAAAAACCACTCACTACACGGTGGCTGGTGGAGCGGTCACGCTGAAAGCAACGTATCTTGACGACCTGACAGAGGATGATTACACAATCACAATTGAAACAAATCAAGGCGATGTGACGGCGGTTATAACAGTGACAGATACCACAACTTTGACAGCTGACCCTGCAACAGCAACATTCGACAAAAATACTAGCGGGGATGGTTACGACGATGTGGCAATCGAAGTCAAGCACAACACCACGGGCGTAACGCTGACGTCCGTGCATAACGGAGATGTTACTTTGGAACCGACAACGCATTACACTACTGCCGGTCTGGTTGTAACGATTCTCAAAGCATATCTTGCTACGCTTGACAAAGGTGCTGTCACAATTACATTTAAGACTAACAAGGGCGATGTTGACGCAGTAATCACCATCGAGGACACAACGGAAGTAGGTTAAAGGAGGGCAACCGCCAATGAAATATGAAGTCATCCGGCGGTTTCGCGATAAGTACACCGGGGAGATAATACTCCCTGGTAGTACTTTTATTTGTGATGAAGCCGACCGGATTAAAGACCTAACTGACAGAGGAATCATCAAGAAACAAGACCTTAACCCCGACGAAATGACGAAAAAAGAAGATGGAGACTGGAGAGACTACCTTCAAAAATATCCTGCAACAAAAGAGTATTTGTCAAGCTACACAAAAAAGGAACTGCAGGTAATGCTTGATGACAAAGGCATTGGATATAACCCAAAGCAGACAAAAGCGGAGTTAATAAAACTATTAGGCGGTGATTAGATGCTTGAAGACGTAAAGACCATATTGCGAATATCAAACAATGCTTACGATGTGGAAATCGAGGACTTAATCGAAGCCGCCAAGATGGATTTGAAGCTGTCCGGGGTAAACGTCAACAAGACGGTGACGGAAACATATACCCCGGAACCTACAGAAGAAAATCCCGAACCAGAGCCGGTAGAAATACAGGTTATGGACCCGCTCATCAAAAGAGCAATCATCGTTTATGTCAAGGCTAACTTCGGATGGAACAATCCTGATGCGGAAAAGCTTCAGCAATCATTTAGGATGTTAGAAACCCATTTGGCACTGTCGGCAGAGTATGCAGAGGAGGTGACGGAAGATGTTGTTTAAGGAGGTTGTAAAACTTATCAGTGTTACCGTCACAGAAAATGACATGGGCGACATCATTGAAACCCCGGTTGAGCGTGAAGTGTTCGCTGACAAACAGTCAATCCGTCAGTCTGAATTTTACCAGGCGGCAGCTACAGGGTTACGGCCTGAACTAATGTTTGTTGTCCGGTCAATTGACTACAATCAGGAACCGAAACTAAAACACGGTGACAAAACATACACTATCATCCGCACATACGAAAAAGACGGGGAATTGATAGAGTTGATATGCCAGGGGGTTGTTAATAATGCCAATGCCTAAAAGCGTAACCAAAATCAAAAAGGACGGCATCGAATTCATATCAAATGTCGACAGAGCTCAATACACAATTCAAGAACTTTCAAGAGCAGCCCTAAAAGACGTTGCTAAGCTGCTCCGGAAAAGGATGGTGCAGGAACTCAAAACCCTGCCTGGCATGAAGCGGCATAGACGTATCTACAACAGTACTCAATATTGGGTCCGCAAGAGAGATTGTGACCTGCAAATCGGTGTCAAGCATGATGCTTGGTATGGCGTAAATCAGGAACTTGGCACCAAAGGGATGCCAAAGAAGGGTGTCATCCGGGAAACAACCTTCAGGCACATTGACGATATCAGGCGCATTGAAGGGCAATACCTCTCGGCTATCGAGGACGAAAACCGGGCCTTGGGGCTGATAGACGAAGAGGAGGAAATCGGCGATGAAAAATCTACGTGAGCTTATACGTCCATTTTTGAAATCTATTCATCCTCGGGTATATTTTCAGGATGCTCCGGACAATGCTCAATTCCCGTACCTTGTTTATGATTTTACACAGATTACAGATGACGGAGAAGGATTTGAAACTGTTGCTGTCGACGTCGACGGATGGGACATGCCAGAAAACGGAGACACGACAGCACTTGAAACATTAATGGAAACTGTAAACGGAAATGGGGATGCCGAAAATCCAACAGGTTTAAACAAAAAGACTTTGACTGCTGAAGGTTTGGCGGTCACTTTTTATTTAGACAGAAAAATTCCGCTTCGGGACGATAATCCGGCAATTAAGCGTCGGAAATATATCTACGAAGCAAGACTATTCGGCAGAAGCTAGATAATACGGGGGATAGGGTCGCTACCGAAAACGCGAGATTCCGACTTGCGCTTCCCTCGTTTTTATAATTTCGGAACACTACGGAGGTGTTTTAAATGAGTAGATTTATTGATTTGACCGGAAAAGAATTTGGAAGCCTAAAAGTAATCCACAGGGCTGAAAATATCAAATCACATACCGCTTGGCTATGTGAATGCGAGTGTGGAAATATTAAAGTAATTAGAGGCGAATCGTTAAAAAGCGGAAGGACGGTGTCTTGCGGATGCTATAACAAAAACAAAAACCTAACTCATGGACATGCAAAAACCAACAATGTATCACCAGAATACCGCTCGTGGGTTCAGATGATTAGCCGATGTTCAAACCCAAACTATCCACAATATTATTATTATGGTGGCAGAGGGATAGAGGTTTGCGACAGGTGGAAGAAAAGTTTTATCAACTTTCTAAAAGACATGGGGAAAAAACCATCAAATGATTATTCTCTGGAACGACTGGATGTTAATAAAGGTTATTCTCCTGATAATTGCATATGGGCAAACAAAACTCAACAATCCAGAAACCGCAGAGTGAGTATTAATAATCAAACGGGGTATAGAGGAATTGGGTGGTACAGACAAGGGAATAAATACAGGGTTCAAATTAGGGCAAATAAAAAGAAAATACACATTGGTTATTTCGACACTTTAGAAGAAGCTATAAAAGCAAGGGAACAAGCAGAAAAAACATATTGGAAGGACATTAAACGGCCATTAAGCATGGCCGTTAATTAATGGAAGGAGTTGATTAATTTGGCTTTAACTCGGGAACAAATTGAAAATATTCAGATTGATTACGGTATAGTTTTTGTGAACTATGGCGAGACGGATGAGAAGCAGCTCGGTCCTACACGGGGAGGTGGAGAGTTTGTCGCAACAGCAACCATCAGGGATATTAAGTTTGATGGCAGTAAGGGTAAAACAAAAGGGATGCAGACAGTAGATGACATTAAAGCTCAGCTAAATGTTACGCAGCTTAACACATCCATGGATACACTAAAAATGGCTCTGCCATTTGCAAAATATGATGAAGTAACCGGCAAGCTGTCTGTCGGCAAAGACAGTATAGGCATCATACCTGATGAGGCATACTTGAAGAACATCACGATGTTTGCCAAGACTGTAAAAGGCGAATACAAAAAGATTACACTATACAACGCAATGTCAGAAAACGGCTTAACGCTTGCGGCGGCACCAAAAGCAGAGGGCACCATTGCACTAAACGTATTTGCTCATTGGGATGAAGTTGACGATACAAAAGATTTGTTTGACGTGGAAGACGTGGAAGATGTTGAGAGCATCGAAGCCGACACAACCGGCCCGACCGTTACCACAGACCCGGACGATGCTGAAACTGGTGTTGATGTAACAAGCAACCTCACGGCTACATTTGATGAGGACATTCGACAGGGCGACATCAAGGCTGATAACTTCACGCTAATCAAAGCATCGGATGGTACGGAGGTATCGGGTACACTAACATACTCAGCGGCGACAAAGACAGCGACATTTGACCCGACAGAAAGCTTGGCGGAATCCACTGATTACATCTGGATTATTACAAACGTAAGAGATTTGGCTGGCAACAAGATGGTCAAAAAAGTGGTAAACTTCAAGACCGCATAATGAGGGGCGGGGAAACCCGCCCTTAAATTTTGGGAGGGATAATCATGTTAACTTTGAAACAAGGGCTGAAATTATCGGCCATAATCGACAAACTCGACTTGAAAATAACAGACCCGAAAGCCGACGCAAACAAGGTAGGTGCGGACCTGATGATGCAGATAATATCAAAAGCACATAAAGCAGAACAGGAAATCTATGCCTTTGTGGCCGAGGCAAAGGGGATAACGCCACAGGAGGCTGAAAAGGTTGACCTTATCGGGTTTATCAAAGAGATAGCCGCCGATGCGGACGTGATGAATTTTTTCAAATCTGCGGTCACCTGAAGGGGCCGCGAATAGTCGAATTACTTTCTAAAACATACAATCCAGCATTAATCATGGATTTGCCATTGTCGGTAGCAATTGATTACATTGTCTATGCAGTTGAACAGGAAAAAGAACAGGCAGCATGGGAATTGTGGAAAACATTATATCCATTCATGGCAATTGAATGGATAAACCATATCAAATTCGAGGAATTCAAAGATGAGTTATTCCAGAAGCAATATCAATATACCCAAAAATCACTCGAGGAAATAGAAAAAGAAATGCTGGCGGTCGTGGCGAAGCATAAAGGCAGGTGAGACTATGGAAATTTTTAAGTTGTTTGGCAGTATATTTGTTGACAACGAAGAAGCCAATAAAAGCATATCGAAAACCGAAGAAAAAGCCGAAGGACTTGGAACGAAGCTAGGCAACGGCATCAAAACCGCTGCAAAGTGGGGTACTGCTATAGTGGGTGGTGCAACCGCTGCGGTAGGTGGATTGATAGCAGTCACGAATCAGACGGCAGAATACGCAGATGAAATTGACAAACTGAGCGAGAGAACCGGCATAAACAGGGAAGAATTGCAGCGCTGGAAGTATGCTGCCGCACAGTCCGGAGCCGACATAGGCAAGCTTGAAACAGGCGTCAAGAAACTGTCGGATGTTATGGATGATGCGATAAACGGCAACGAAAAAGCACAAGAAGCGTTCACAAAGTTGGGTATATCGCTTGATGACTTGAAAAATAAATCACAAGAGGAAATATTCTCGGAGGTTATGAATTCTCTTGCTGACATGGAACAAGGTGCAACTCGTAATGCTCTTGGGAATGACCTGCTTGGTAAGTCTTATACTGAGATGTTGCCACTCCTCAATGCTGGCTCGGAAGGCATGAAAGAGCTTAGGGATAGGGCCGACGAACTTGGCATTGTCATGTCGGAAGATATGGTGAAGGCAAACGTAAAGTTCGGCGACACGATGGCAGACGTGAAGGATTCTTTTGGAGGCATTGTAAGAGAGCTCACAAACGCCACGTTGCCAATGTTGCAAGGCTTCCTTGATTTCATTCTTGAACATATGCCACAAATACAGTCGGTTCTGTCAAGCGTATTTGACACTTTATCTGGCGTTGTCGCTGCAGTATTGCCGTTGCTGATGCAATTAGTAGAGGGTGCGTTGCCGCCTATTATAGATTTGTTTATGCAAGTTGCAAACGAAGTGTTACCGCCTGTCATCTCACTTATTACAGATATAATTCAAGCCGTATTGCCGCCGTTAATAGACTTGTTTTCCACCGTTATACAAACAATTTTACCGCCAGTTATAGACTTGCTTAAGTTTATAATTAACACTATTTTACCGCCATTCATTGAATTGTTTACAAAGATTATTAACACGGTGCTACCGCCGCTAATGGAATTATTCAAAACCATTATAGATACATTATTACCGCCAATAATAGATCTTTTTAAGCAAATTATAGATGCAATACTACCGCCACTTATAGACCTGTTTAATGTTTTTATCGACACAGTGTTACCGCCGCTAATGGAATTGATAACCGAGATAGTCGATGCTATACTTCCACCACTATTAGACATATTTAACGAACTGGCAGAAATAGTATTACCACTTGTCATAACGGTGTTTGAGAGCCTTGTGCCAATCATCGAGCCTATCATGAACATGATTGCTGCAGTAATCAAGACGGTGCTTGCACTCATCAAGGGCGACTGGGAAGGCGTATGGAATGGTATAAAAGAGTTTTTCGGTGCGTTCTTGGATTTTATAGTTGCCGCTGTAGAAGGGTTTAAAGGCATATTTGTGGGCGTGTTTGAAGCAATTGGAAAGCTTGTAAGCGATATCTGGAACGGACTTGTAAATCGCATAAAGAACAACATTAACAATATTATAAAACTTGTCAACGCATTCATTGGCGGGCTGAACAAATTGCAAGTGCCGGACTGGGTGCCGGGTGTTGGAGGGAAAGGTATTAATATACCCAAAATACCACTACTGGCTGAAGGTGGCGAAATTGTACAACGTGGCTATGCAATAGTTGGTGAAGCGGGTCCTGAAATGTTGGAGCTGCCGCAAGGGGCAAAGGTGAAGCCTCTTTCTCTTGTTGATAGAGAGGATAATCAATCAGATGCCGGAGAGCGCACAATAAAGTTGGAAATACCACTATTTCTTGATGGCAAGCAAATTGCAAAGGCGAGTGCTCAATATATTGATAAAGAATTGTTTGGGGGGATAGCATAATGTTGGGATTAACTTTCAGAAGTAAACGCAGTTATAACGACTTTGGTTTAATTATGAAATCTGACAACAGAAACCTGCTTCCCCCGTTACGAAAAAGAAAACTTACCATTAATGGCAAGGATGGAACGTGGGATTTCGGGGGAGGATCATATGAGGAAAGACAGATACAAGTAACTTTTGAGTTGCTTGCCCAAAACCGTACAGAACTTAGATACAAAGCAAGAAAAGTAGCTCAGTGGCTTAATAGCAAAGATGGAGCTGCTGAGCTTATATTCGATGACGAAAAAGACAAATATTACATAGCGAGCGTTTATAACGGTGTTGACTTGCAAGAGATAGTAAACAACGGGAAGTTTTCTGTTGTTTTCGAGTGTCAGCCTATTGCAAAACTAATATACAATGCGGATGATATTATATTAGATAGCGATATATTGCTTGGTTACACAGATGTAAGGCTTGGAGATACATATTCCTTTACAATCACAAATCCAGGCACGATAGAAGTAAATAATTTCGGTACATATAGTGTCCGGTCAACAATTATAATGCATGGCACTTGGTCTAATTTCAGTATCACAATTGCCGGGAAGACATTGAACTATACTGAGGCTATGACAACACCCGGGGACATAATTATTGACAATGAAAATTACACCGTCAAAGATGGAGAAGGAAGAAACAAGCTCGGGGTTGTAACCGGCGATGTGAATACATTTTTGGAACTGCCTTCAGGAATAAACCAAGTAACAATAGACGGAGAAAACCTGAATTGTGCTGTATCATTTGAGTTTGCTCCAAGCTACTTGTAGGGGGTGTATATATGGCTAATATAGGAATGCTGTATGGAGATATGTACCTTCGACACGCTTGGAGAATCATATTACAAAACGACATTAATCTTAATGCCGATATTCAGCAACTGCTTGATTACACAACTCAATACTTGTACAGCATCAACACAAACAGAATAGAGCTTGCTTCAAACACGAAATTGGTTGAATTTAAGCCAGAAGTGTATTCTTCAACTCATGCTGTTCTTGGTTTTATGATGAATATATATTCTGAAAGCACTGGGAGCATAGCTTTTGAAATAAGGCACAACAGCGAACTATTAACAAGCGTTGGGTGCTCTGTTACACCAGGATGGAACCTAATTGCATTTCCGTACTTTATACCGTCACTGAGCAGCGGGGTGCATACAATTCAAGTATATGCAATTACAAATATGACCGGACTTGTTATTGAGCAAAAGAACTTGAATTGCTATCTCCAGGCGAGGTCAATTCTTGGTGCTTCAGACTTGCCTCCGGCAATTAACATTTTTGGTGAATACTTGTACAGAAATGTAAATGAAGAAAAAGTATCTTCAGCGACCAATATTGATGTTATTAATCCCGCTGAGGCAAATATCGTTTTGGAACATGAATATAGCAAAATAAACATAAACGAAGTAACGACAACTGTTACAATCGAGTTGTTATAGAAAGGGGCGATTATGTTTGAACATTCAAATCCCTTATCAAGAAATGTATTATGGCAAAAAGGTGAAAGAAGTAATTGACTATGTAAAGGACCTTAGAACCGGTAAAGTGGTTGAACAAAAGAAATTAAAGCCTGTTGGCTTAGGTTCTAATACATGCATAATCGAAATGTTCGAAGGGAAAGAGAAAGTCAAAGAAGCGGTTACGCACAACATAGTCAATAACTATGTAAACCAGATTGCATTTTTGCAATTTTTTCACGACAACTGCAAGCAATCTTCAAATCTTACAATCTTCAATCCTTTCACAAATATTATATTAACAGATTATGAGGGAGAAGAGAATGCAGATGAGGTGTGCGTAAGGGGAAACGTAATAGCATGGGCGAATAAATCGACGCAGTATGCAGGTACTGATCCATTGCGAGGCACGGCAAACAATGCAGAAAGTGAGTTGACCGATAGGACACAATCTGGATATCTTAAGTATGTATTTGATTTCCCCACACATGCTGCGAACGGGAATATAAATAGCATTTGGTGGGCATATGGCGTGAATAACTCGTATAGGCACATCGGTGATGCATATCTGCAGAAGACATCAGACCAAACTTACACTGATATATGCTGCGACGGTTCATATGCATATGCAGTCCGCAATTCAGGAACTATATACAAAATGGTAATGGACTCAGACAATGCAGAAACTATAAGCTTTACAACGAATAATCTGCGCGGAATTGAATGGGACGGAACTAATTTTTGGTTGGCAGATAACACTACAAAAACTATATATAAATGCAATACAAGTTTTTCATTAATCTCAACAGTGGCACTGACTGTAAGCGAAAATATAACCGGCATAACTCTTTATAACAACAAAATATTCGTGTCAACGACTGCTGCGCTGTATAGGATTGCCCTTGATGGAACAGTTGAAGCGAGAATAACAGCCGAAACCCTTGGTTTCCAAAGCGATGGTATACTTGGTTCTGCTAAAGCAAACAATAAATATCTAATGTGCTACGGAAGGAACGGGTCAAATTATTATTATGCCTTTTTGGATACAAACGGGAATACTATGTATTTGAGAGGTGTAACAGATGAAAGTGGAAGTAACAGAGCTTCAGTTTTTTGCTTTGTAAACAATGAATATTACACTAATTCTAATTTTTATATCAGACATAGAACAACAACATTCACATACAGAGAGTTTGCATATTTAGGCGGCGTTGGTGCACATACAAAACTCCCAAGCACAATTACGAAGACAAGTACCAACACAATGAAAGTTACCTATATATTCAGTATAGAAATGCCAACAGGAGGAGGCGGCGGGACATGATAAGGGTATATAGCAGGAACATGGAACTAATATCAATTTTGCAAAACGCCTTTGATATATCGTATTCGGAAAAGATGAATTCCCTTGGAAGTGCGGAATTCTCCCTTCCAGGGAATGATCCAAAAAATGAAGATTGCCAACCTTTTGATTTTGTCGAACTTTTTGACGGAAATGAAAGAGTTGACTTATACAGAATTATGCCAAACAGCATGACGAAAGATGGATCAGGCAGAATAAATACCTACAAGTGCGAACATGTACTTGCTACTTTGCTTGATGATGTATTGTTCAAGTATCACCAGACAAGCAACTTGCATCCAGCGGATACTATAGAGTATATTTTAAGCAAGCAAACAATGCAGAATTGGATATTAGGAGATGTTGATTTTACGGACTTGTACAGCTACAAATGGGAAAACGAGAATTTATATAATGCTCTAATGAGCATTGTAAAGCCATACACTGAAGATTATATGTTCACATGGGATACATCAACTTACCCATGGACCATCAATCTAATTAAACCGTCAAATGAAATTAGTGCTTATATTCGATACAAGAAGAATCTTATTGGCATTACAAAGGATGAAGACCCAACGGATATAGTTACTCGGTATTATTCGCTTGGATATGGTGAAGGCGACAATCAGCTTACTATTGAGTCAGTAAATGGTGGAGTGCCGTATGTGGATGCGGATAGTGAAACCATAGAAAAGTATGGCATAATAGCTGATTTCTACATAGACAAGAGCGAAGAAAATCCGGCGATGTTAAAAGCAAAAGCGATTGCAGTACTCGAAAAAGCAAAAGTACCAAAGGTAGTCTATACAGTTGATGCTGCAGAAATATATCAAATCACAAAAGAGTCAATCGATAAGTTTGTTACAGGTAGTCTTATTCAGGTGTACGACTCCGAAAGCGGTATCGAGTTTACGGCAAGGGTTGTAGGGAAGGATAAGTCAGATATCAAGGGAAATCCGGGAGACGCGAAGTTAACAATTGCGAATTTCGATACAAGAAAGATTTCGAGTGTAGTAAGTTCTATCCAAAGAAGACAAAGAGTCAGTGAAGTTTACAGCCAAGGGGCTACGAATATTGATAGTAATGACTATCAGGATAATTGTGATGCTACACACCCAGCGGTAATTGATTTCTTCATACCAAATGAGTGTGTGAGGGTAAATAAGTGTTTGTTAAGTTATAAGACAGAAAAGTTCAGGGCGTATGAAACATCGCTAGAATCAGATTTGGGTACGACTCAAACAAGTACAGAGGATGAAACTGAGCAGGTATGGGATTTATTCGGGGGATACAGTCCAGGAGAAGTAACGTCGCTAGTACAAGGACATTCGCATGGTATATGCTCGCATAAGCATACACATTCGCATAATGTCAGCATACCACCGCATTCTCACAACATTAATTAC